GCAATCATTCAAGAGATGACCGCCCAACTGCAAGCCAAGAATCAGCAAGCTGACGGCATGAATAAGAAAGCTGAGCAACTTGCCAGCGAAACAGGTCTTAGCTATCAAGAAGCTGAAGATATGTTGAAGACAGCCGAAGCAGAACCTGAAACAGCCATCTTTAAGATTGCGGCCAAATTGAAATCAAGCGCATCATTTGGTAGAGTCGCCAGTGATGATCTTGAGAAAACGGCTTCCACTGCACTTGATAAATATCGTGAACGCCAATCGGCTATCATGGATGAATTGGGAATTTCGTAAAATAACAGTCCTCAATAAGGAGAAAATATGTCTATCTTCAACGTGCTAAGCGGCCTTCAGGAAGGCTCCTATTCCGTTGCGACCGTTAGCCGCGCTTCAACTGGTGCGACTTTCGTAAAGGGCACTCTCGTCAAAACCGATACCAGCGGAACCCTGGTTGCTGCTGCAACGTCCGCTGATTTCCGTCAGGTCGAATGGGTATTTGAAGATCTGAGCGGCAACTCTTCCAAGAAGTATTCGGTTATCTTCGGTGCATTTGAAGCCGAAACCGATCAAATTGACGATTCCACGAACGGCGCTATCGGGGCCGGTGACTTGCTCACTTGCGTTGCCGGTAAGCTGGCCAAGGCTTCCGCCAACGATCTGACCGCTGGCGCCTATCTCGCCAAGTGCATCGCTACCAAAGCCGCTTCCACGGATTTCTCCTTGGGCACACCTATCGGCAAGGTCGTTCAATTCCGAACTTTGGTGTAATCGTTCGCTAACCATCATTTAGCTAACACTTAGCTCAAGGAGATTTGTTATGTCAGAAATTATGGCCTCCCAACTTTGGGACGTTTTCACCGGAGGCGGTGAAGGCATGGAGAAGGTCGCGGGGCTCACGGAGGATTATCTACGTGACCGCATCCGTGAAACTTGCGTCCTCAATCGTTGCATTCCCCCAATCGTTCTGACCGAAGCTCAGATCGACACAAACACCCAGAACGACTTCCCCCTGAAGCGCGTCTGGTTGGAACCGGATTCGAAGGCCTTCACGCTGGGCTTCCGGGGCCGTGGTTCCGCGCAGTTCGTGGAAGGCCGGAAGTATGAAGTCTGGTTCACCAAGCTTGAAACCGAGCATTACAAGAAGACTCAGGAAGAGCTGATGACCATGAAATTCCCGCTGATCGACGTTGTGAATAACAACTTCGTCTTCGATCTCCAGGAACAGGCCGACTTCCTCTTCAAGGCTCGCCTTGATGCTGCTGCTGCCGCGCAGACCAGTACGAACATCATTCCTGCCGGTGCTGGCACCGTGAAGGGTGTTTTCAAGGATGCTGTCATCGCTGGCGTCCGCGCAGTCCTGGGTCGTCGCCGTCGCACCGCCCGCTTGATCATGACTGAGAGCACCTGGCTCAATCTGGCCAAGCTGGAACCCGACAAGATCGGCTACAACCTCGTCGGTGAGATCGCCATCACTGGCGTGGCAGCTCAGAAGACCTTCCTGGGCTACGAAGTCATCACCACGATCAACGCTTCCAATAGCGCTATCACCAGCGTTTGGCCCGACGATTACATTTATTGCGTGGCCGTTCCTGAGTTCTTGGGCTCCAACTTCATGCTGCGTGACGTCCAGCAGGAAATGGATCGCAAGGGCAATATGCTGGAATGGTATTCTTGGACCAACCAGGGGATGGAAGTCGGCAACGTATCTTCAGTCTCCAAGATCACTGGCATCGCCAGCCTGACGTAATCAATCACCCGGCTCGAAAGGGCCGGGTATTCATTTGGAGCTGCTATGCCGTTTGTAAAATCTCTCTTCGGAACCCTTACCACCGCCGACTTCACGCTTAAGGAAGGCTCTGTGGGTTTCACCGAAAATCCAGGTGCTTATCGAGACATGGAAGCCCGTGGCCTTGCAAAAGTCTTCAAAACCCAGGAAGAGGCGGACGCCTTTAAGTTCAGGTCTTCCCATGAACTGTTCCAAGAAAGCTACTTGTCTTTGAATCCTCCCGAAGACAAGGACGGAAACCCTATCCAGGTTCCGCCCGCTACCCTTGATTTCGCCAATTCTCAACCCGTGATCATTGACGGTATTCCCGCTAATTACATCAAGGTAATCCCTGCTCCGGCCCCAGCTCCAGCAGAGCCCAAGACTTCACCTTCAGCAAAGAAAACTGAAGTGATCCCACCCCCTGCCGCCACTGCTTAATAGTTGGAACCGGAGTACAATGAAAGGGTCACTTAGTGGCCCTTTTTTGATGGGTAGAAACATGACAAATGAAGTTCATCATCACGCTCGTCAAAACATTAATACCGTCGTTAATTACGTGAGATTGTTTTTGCGTGATCAGCCAAAATTAAATAAGTTAACCAAAATGAAAGAAAATGATGATGACGAAATCAGACTCGCTGTTCATATGGCTATCAGTGATTGGAATGGAACTCCTCCTCTTTTAAACCCAGTTGGAATTGAAGATTTTCCACTTTTTGATTGGCTGATAGTAGCAAGTGCAATGTTTGTATTGCAGTCTTCTGGTGTATTGCAATATCGTAATGACCTTCCGTTCAACGACAACGGCGTGAGCGTGAACCCCTGGAGCAAGGGGCCAGCTTATGTCAATCTGGCCGGTATGTGGGCTCAGATGTGTGAGACTAAAAAGCGTGATTTTAAATATGCATACAACGTAGGCAAGACATTTGGCATTATCAAGAGCCCTGAATATCGTATGTGGGATTATAGCGGATTATACGCTGGAGCCCAGTTCAACGACTTCGGCACGGGCAGCCTGAGCGCAGCGCCCTCCATGGTCCCGGATATGGCAAATGGACAACCGTATCCCCCAACCTGGAAGGGTCATGACGCCCCGCCACTTAATTTCAGGATAGCCGATTGGATCGCCAACCCCCTGACTACCCACTACGAGATCACATTCAACCACGCTTTAAACACAGATGTTGATGTCAGGATAACTGATCCTGCAACGGGAAATGATTTGCGAAGTAGATGTATGATTAGATTCGCAAGCAAAAACATGGTTGTAATCGCAATTCCTTTGACGCCTGACACTAGATTTGACGGGCAGATGATTGCATTCAGGATCTAGCGAAGCTAGATCCTGATAAGTCTTAAATAGCTAAAAAAAAGCCCTAACTGGGCTTTTTGTAATTAAACGTAAACATCTTAACGATAGCTTTATAAATGAATTACATCTCCCTGAGTTCATCCAAAACGTCCCGCATCCTGAGCACTTTCAAATCCACGGCCATGTTAAGCTGACTGATATAAAGCATAGCTCTATCAGCTTCAACGTATTTTTGCTTCAGATTATCTGGAGCATTCTTCTTCATTTCGCTGAAAGATGTTAATAAGGCTGCGTATTGTTTTTGATCCCTGTCACTCATGGCTTCTCCTTTGAGCTGTTTGAGCCGGTCGATAACTTCTCGGGTTTTGGATATCCTCAAATCAAGAGTGATAGAGCGATCCAAGTTTAGATGCAACAATTCATAAGCTGCATGTTCATATATATCTTCTAAATGTTTCGGAGCTTTTCTTTGCATAGCGGTGAAATCAAGTAAAAGCTGTCCATAGGATCTTACCAATCCAGCAAACATAAAATCTCCTTTCATAAAGTTTATAACAGCAATTGTAGCGTTTTTGCATAGTTAAAAAAAAGCCCCATTGCTGGGGCTATACAAGTTTAAGTAAAAAATTTATTGCAATTCTTTCAATTTCTTCGAAACCACAAAAGCAATAATGATCGATGGTATCATCATCACTAATGTATAATGAACAAAGAAATGTTTGTATCCTAACAGATCGCTCATGTATCCAGAAAGCCCAACCGGAAGTTTAGAAACGCCATGAACGATAGCGGTTCCGATTGCCAGATGTGCTGTCTTGTATTTTCCTGGAGCGGCGTATTGTTGATTGCACACCAACAATCCATTCCAGCCAAATCCATATCCGAAGTATTCAATACAGCAAAGCGATGTAATCAAATACGGATTATGAGGCAATGTATATGCGATAATCCCATACAATACAAGTGGAATATTATACACAATGGCGAATAGAGGAATGGACTTTCTGAATCCTCCCAATTTACACATTATGGGACCAGCCATCAAAGCTCCAGCGAAAAGAGCTAAAGGTGGCAGGAACCCATAAGTCATCCCCAACTCTTTGACCGTCATTCCCAATCCACCTTTTTCAGGTGAATCTATCAAGAATAGATTAAAGATATTCATCGCCTGTTCTTCAGCGAGACGATAAAAGAAGAAGAACAGAATGCACCACCAAATACCTGGTTTCATGAAATACTCTTTTGTTATTTCACAAAACTTAAGTAGGTATTCTTTTGGACTATCTACTCTTGCATTTTCGTTTCTAGGAGTTGGAGGTATTACCACAGCGTGATATATTGCCACTAACAATAGCAGTAGCCCTACTATGATCATAGCAACCATCCAAGCGGATGAAACCTCCATTTTCATATTTTCGATCAGATAGCCAGCACCCATAACAATGCCGCCCTGGCAAATAATCTTGCCTATCTGATAACCAGCAGACATCCATCCTACATACTTAGCTTGAGATTCAGTATCTAAAACCTCAATATAGGTTCCATCTGCACACGGGTCGTGTATCTGAACCAGTAAAGTGATAACCGCTACAACGCATAACGATACGAAAAAGAAACTAGATGTCTTCAGCGAGAATGCAACTGCGAGAAAACTTAATGCCATAAATACTTGCGAGAAGATAACTACTTTCTTTTTCGAGCACGTCATTTCGATGAACGGCATAATGAGCGGTCTACAAAGAATTAGAATACCCATAAGAGAAAGCCAAAAACTTATTCTTGTATTGGATAAACCTAAACTCTTATAGATCGTAGGTATCACTAGCCATAATATGATACCTCCCATTCCTTCAATAGTAAAAAGGGAAGGAACCCAAGTTAACGGATGTCTTTTGGTCTGCTCCATAACTCCTCCAAAGTTTATAGGAACACTTAGTTTTGAACCTCGTCTTGATGCATCCAACGTTTAATCATTGGACTTAACGTATAGAGGAGTAGTCCACATCCAATGGAAACTAATCCGCACATAACAAATGTATGGACTGATGTATGTAGAGTTTGCATTGGCGTAGCACCAGCGACATCCGAAACGGCTGCGCGAGAAATCCATTTACCAACTTGTCCAGCGCAAGCTGTAGCCAGAAACCAGAAACCCATTAAGAATGAAGTCATGGATACTGGAGACAACTTTGTAACTAACGATAACCCAATTGGAGAAATGCACAATTCGCCAATTGTATGAAGTAAATACATACCAGCAAGGAATACGGCAGGCATCAAACCTAAGTTAGAAGCAAGTGGAACGCCAAACTTAAGCAATACGAATCCCAGTCCCACTAGGATGAGAGCAGACCCAAATTGAATTGGCGCTTGTGCCATTTTACCAATTTTGGCCATCCACGTCCAAAGCTTATCCATTAATGGGGCAAGCAAAACAACGAATGCTGCATTAAAGCTCTGGAAACTCTCTGTAGTTAACTTAACTCCAAAGAGTGATTTCTCTACATTATTCTCTGTAAAGATAGTGATCGCAGAGCCAGCTAATTCAAACAAAGACCAGAATACAACACAGAAACCAAATAACGCTACTAAAGCAACGATTCTTTCTCTGGCAATCTTCTCCATTTTGACGGATAGATAAACCATGTATGAAATCATACCTATAACCGTTCCTCCAAGTAGCCAATCCATTACTCCGTTCTTGAGAATCAAGAGACAGGCGATAGGGACGCAAAGGAAAGCTATCCCGATTGCTTTACCACGAGTCAAGACGAAGCCTCCAGGGGTTCCTTCTGTCGCTGGCGCGAGGGCGGGCGCGGCGGCGAACTGGGCCACATCACTCTCGCTTCGCATGGTCCATAGGAAGATGACCAAACCCAAGGTCATGCCCAATCCGGCAGTGGCAAAAGCGGGGCTCCAGCCGATGGAATCACGGAGCGCTCCACACAGCAAAGGCGAAACCCAAGCGCCAATATTGATACCCATATAGAAAAGAGTAAAGGCTCCGTCTCTACGAGCATCACCGGGTTTATAAAGTTTACCAATAAGAGTAGAAATGTTTGGTTTGAAGAATCCATTTCCAACTACCAGTAAACCCAAACCGATATAAACTAGAGATTTGGTTCCTCCACTAAATGCTAGACAAAACTGTCCAGCAGCCATCATTGAAGACCCTAGTATGACGGCTGTCTTGATTCCCATGATTTTATCGGATAGCTTTCCTCCTAATAGTGGGGTTATATAAACCAAGGATACGAAAGCTGCATAAATTCCAAGTGCTTCTGATTTACTGATTCCTAGTCCACCACGAACTCCGCCTGTTGCAGCAGCGCATAAGAACAGAATGAGCATTGCCCTCATTCCGTAATATGAGAATCGCTCCCAAATTTCAACCATAAACAATTTAAATAAAGCGTCTGGATGTTGCTTTCGCTTAATCTTAATTGTTAGCGCTGTCCAAATACCGAGACCGCCCATTGTAATTAGCGGTAGAAAGAAAACGGGATTCACATATCCTCCAAATGGAGTGTGGTTAGTGAAGTCACCTATAAGGACTATTCCTTAGAAGCGATTTAGATTATTGATGTGACAATCTATATACATTTCCTTTAGCATACCTATGGTTTCGATGATGAATCCACGAATTCTTTCTAATTCCCATTGCCATTTACCTTTCATGAACTTTTCAATATCACCATTATACGGGAATTCCCAATCTCTTGATATCTCTTCATGAGAGCGTTTACCAAAAGCTTCCAGTTGGTTTAAAATTGCCAGATCCGTATCATGCTTGGTCGATTTAGGAAAGGCGTAAGGATATGATGAACAATCCCCACTAAAAAAAGTGAGACATTCATTATAAAACCATACCGCTGCATCCAACCATTTATAATCTACGGATCTAAAGCATGGGCTATATACCATAGAGTATTCTTTCTTAAAGTTAGGATAAGGCGCATTTCTTCTAGTCATCCTAATATCAGTCCATACTTTGATTTCTGGATGAAGACGAAGATCACTTTCCAAAACGGTAATTGCATGTTGGCCTAAAGTTGGGTAAAGCTTACCACCTATTTCTTCGGCTTCAACGTATCCGTAATAGATGGGCTCTCCAGTGAAATAACGTTTATCGCATTCTTGAGCTTCAACTTCAAATTCTTTAAGTTCGTTAATACCGTTGCCTAAAGTATTGAAGAGATGGTCAAATACTTTAAACGCGGCATTCTCATAAGAGGGTGCCGCGAATAATGACGGATACATCATCACTTGGTTGTGAACATATTGCGTTGGAGTCAACATGATTTTCTCGGTTCGATGATCATAATTACGTCTTCATCAACTTGGACGGTCTCAAGTAGAACTAAATGTTTATTAAGCAACTCCAAGGTTTTGTCTGTGGCATCAGTTTCATTACCATTTTCATCGTAAGGCCCAAAAACTATTAAGTTGCCACACAATATATCTACTATCCCACCATCTTTTGGATTGAGCCAATAAGCTGTAGGAGGTAATTCTTTAAGTTTACCTTCTTCATCGCAATACAGAGAAACGCCTGGAATTGGAACTAACTCAATGTATCCTCCTACAATCTTCTGGATTGAATGAAGATCGTTTTTGATGTCGATCCATTCCCATTCTATGTTTTTATTGATTAGCGCTTTCATTTCAATCTCCTATATCCAAATCTGTCCATTGCTTTGCTGACTGCCTGTTCTGCCTCTGCAATGCTTTTGTGTTCACCCAGCCAAATGAGCCTTCTGTGAATTTTTATCATTGCCCTAAATTTATTTCTACGCTTATCAAGATAAACTCCATACGGAAGTCCATTATCACGCTTCCTACCTCCTCTGTTAATGACCTCTGATCTGGTTTTGTGATATTCCGCTGGAGTATTTATAATAAAATTTGATTTTGAGTTATTGAGAAAGTTTTTATCCTTGTAGCAGACTAGTTCATCTTTACCAAAAACATGTCCATATTCATAAAGTATAGTTCTAGCTATGGTAAAGGTGCGCCTTTCGCCCTCATACTGAATATGTGTATAAATTCCTTTATTTCTTAAATTTAAATGCCATTTATATTTATTGATAATACGCTTGTCTTCTTCATCGATAATAATTGTAAGACCTGGCTTTATTTCAATTTCAATCGTCATCGCCCTCCTCCTCATCGTCATTTTCGAATGCAAAAGGATACCCATCCCAATTATCAACTCCAGCAGCTTCAAGGGCGCTTAAGGTTCTATCTCTTTTAAGCAGATCAAAGTAATCATCTCTATTGACGAGTATGAGTTCTTTGCCAAGATCGATGTTTCTATAAACTTCAACTAACTTTCTTTCATTATTAGGTAAGCCTACCATGATGTGAGTTTTAGTCATTGTCTTTCTCCTGAGGTATTACTCCACAGATTGATAACAGAAACGGTTCCACTTTCTCTTCAAAGCACTTAGGACATATATGCCATGCGGTAGAAGGGGTGAAGTCGCCTTCTGGATATACGTTTCCCTCTACCTTAAAGATTCCAGTAGTCTTAACTTCGTAGTCGTTATCATGATAATTAACGCTATGCCTATACTCTTCTCTTACACCTTCGAAAAGAATTTTACAACAATCACATTGAATGCCAACGCAAAATGTTTCCCATTTAGGTTCAGGCTTTACAAACCTCTTCTTTTCAATTTTCATACATAGATTCCTTTCTCTCTTGCAAGTTGAACTAGTTTTGGGAAAAAGTGGTCTATTTTATATTTAGTAATAGAAAAGAACATGGTGCAAAACGGCTTATTGAAAACTGTGTGATAACTAATATAACAAGCAGGATTATTTTTTGAATTGATTTTATCTATTAGAGTTATAGCTTTGATCCTAATCATCTTCATTTTAAATACTCTCCATTGAATGAAGAATAGTATCGTAGCTACAGCAAATGCATATGCCATTTCTTCTCCAAATTAAAGAAAATGCCTGAATCTCCACTTACGAACATCGAAGAACATTTGAGCCCAAGTTTGACCTTTAAGCAAGTTAACCGTAGTAAGCTTAAGCCTTATCACGTCGATAATATATAATCTTATCAAGAAAATAATAATCAAATAAGTAGATAGAATAAAAAGATTCCACACGCACCCTCCTATTAGAAAAGTCCTAGATGTTGCTTGATTGCAATGAGTTGAAGACTATCGAATTCAACTATTGTTGGACGAGTGGCTTCATAATGATCCATTAAGACAATATCGGTCCATACATGCATCTTGAACGGGAAGGGATGGCATTCGTGCATTTGTTTGTTGATAATCATATCTATATGTTGACCGAGAGTCTTTTTGATTAAATGAGTTCCTTCGGCAATACCCTCATCTCTTATGTGCTTTAAGAATATTTCTAATTCTTCATCATTCATATGAGCCAATTTATTTGACATTTATCAACTCCTTCGCTTCATTCAAAGCGTCATGAGCTATCTTCTTAAGAAAATGAGGG